ATTAGGAACTTTTAAAGGCACAGATGCTACAACAACAACTGAAGCCTATGTTGTTAGAGATATTATTAAATCAACAACTGCAGCTCAATTAAACAATGTTTACATTTGTATAGCTGACAGTGTTGTAGGAGATTTATTAACAGACACAGATCATTTTGAATTATTAGTTGATGCCGTATCAGCAGCAACAAGTGCTACAAGTGCAGCTAGTTCAGCGTCAGCTGCCGCAACGAGTGCAACGAATGCTGCTACCTCTGCTAGTGCAGCAGCCACATCAGCAAGTAACGCATCTACTTCAGAAAGCAATGCTTCTACATCTGAAACTAATGCTGCTACAAGTGCTACTAACGCTGCAACTTCGGCAACATCCGCTTCAACGTCTGCTACGTCTGCAACAGCTAGTGCAACGACAGCCACGACTAAAGCGAGTGAGGCTAGTACATCAGCTACGAATGCTGCAACATCTGAAACGAATGCAGCGACATCAGCTACCAATGCTTCTACTTCAGAGACAAACGCAGCAACATCTGCAACGACAGCTACAACAAAAGCATCTGAAGCAAGTACGTCTGCAACTAATGCAGCAACGAGTGCCACTGCAGCTTCCACTGCTCAGACCGCTGCTGAAGCAGCTCAAACTGCAGCAGAATTAGCAGCAGATAATTTTGACGACACTTACCTAGGAGCAAAAGCTAGTGATCCAACATTAGATAATGATGGTGATGCTTTGACGGCAGGAGATTTATATTTTAATACAACAAGCAATGTACTTCGTGTATATACAGGATCTGCATGGCAGGATGCTGCTGTAGATACGACAGGATTTGCATCAAATGGATTTGCGATTGCAATGGCGATAGCATTATAATAAAAGGAGTAATATGGCACAAAACTTTAGAAGATACACAAGCAATGATGTAGGAGCATCAGCTGCAACATTATTCACAGCAAACAGTTTTGATACTGTTGTCGGAATATCTGTAGCGAATGTAACAGCATCAGCAGTGAACGCATCTGTTTATATTAATGATGGATCTAATGACATCTATCTTATTAAAGATGCACCTATTCCTGCTGGTTCAGCTTTACAAGTATTAGATGGTGGAGCTAAATTTGTAGTTCAATCAGGTGATGCTTTAAAAGTTGTTTCTGATACAGCATCTTCATTAGACGTTTGGGTATCAACAGTAGACGATATTAGTTCATAAGGAGTTTAAATGGGATATATAGGAAATTTTCCAGCATCAACTCAAACAGTTGATTTAAAATGGCAACCAATTAAAACAGCAGCTTTTACAGCAGTTGCTGGTGAAGGTTATTGGTGCAACACTTCAAGTGCAGCTTTTACTGTAACACTTCCAGCATCAGCTAATGTTGGTGATACTATTTCTTTTGTTGATTATTCAAGAAACTGGGGAACAAATAATTTAACTATAAGTCAAAATTCATTAAATTTTCAAGGCAACTCATCACCTAATCCTGTTTATGATGTTGATGGTCAAGCCGTTACTATAGTTTATTCAGGAGCAACTAATGGTTGGATTCCAACAGTTGATGATGATGTTTCACTTGAAACACCTCAAACTTACTCAGCAGACTTTTTAGTTATCGCTGGCGGAGGCGGAGGTGGAGCTGGTACATCAGGAGCTGGCGGAGGAGGAGGTGCTGGAGGATACAGAGCATCTTACAATTCTGAAACTTCAGGTGGCGGAGGTTCATCTGAAACTGCTTTAACTTTTAATGAAGGCACTGTTTACACAATTACAGTTGGTGCTGGCGGAGCTGGAGGAACTGCCGATGACACAGCAAACGGAGGCGGTGCAAACATTGCTGGCTCTAACAGTTCAATATCAGGATCAGATATTACAGACATTATTTCTACTGGAGGCGGTGGAGGTGGATCTTATTATGGTCTAGCCTCAGCAGGAGGATCAGGCGGTGGTGCTGGTGATCCTGATATTTCTACATCAGGAGCAGCTGGAACATCCAATCAAGGTTACGCTGGCGGAAATAGTGCGTCAAGCGGTAACGATAACTACCAACAAGGTGGCGGTGGCGGAGGCGCTGGTTCAGTTGGATTAAACGCATCAGGAACTGCTGGCGGTAATGGAGGCTCAGGAGTTGCTTCTACAATTACTGGATCATCAGTTTCAAGAGCTGGAGGCGGTGGAGGAGGCAGAGGATCTCTTGCATCAGGTGCTGTTGGAGTAGGTTATAATGGAGGTGGTGATGGATCAGCTACTGGAGCTGGAAATGCTGCAACTGCGAACACTGGTGGTGGTGGTGGTGGAAAAAGAGGCGGAGGTTCTTACGTGGGAGGAGCTGGCGGCTCAGGTATAGTTATTTTAAGAGTACCAACTGCTAAATATTCAGCAACTACAACTGGATCACCTACAGTTACAACAGATAGCACAGACACAATATTAACATTTACAGGAAGTGGGAGTTACACAGCATAATGGCACATTTTGCAAAATTAGGAATTGGAAATATAGTTGAGAGAGTTGAAGTCGTATCAAATGATATTGCTACAACTGAACAAGCTGGTGTAGATTTTTTAAATAATCTATATGGAACAAGAGATGTTTGGAAACAAACTTCTTATAATGCAAACTTTAGAAAAAATTATGCTGGTATAGGTTATACTTATAACCAAACAAGAGACGCATTTATTGCGCCTAAACCTTTCAATAGTTGGATATTAAATGATGAAACTTGCCAATGGCAATCTCCAACAGCAAAGCCTGATGATGGAAAGGATTACGTATGGAATGAATTACATAGAAAATGGGAGGTATTTGAATAATGGCTTATATTGGTAAAACTCCAACAATAGGAAACTTTCAAAAGTGTGATGCAATCACAGTAGTTAATGGTCAAGCGGCATACACATTACAAGTAGGCGGAACTAATGTCGTACCGCAATCAGTTAACCACATGTTGGTCAGCCTTAACGGAATACTTCAGGCACCCACCGATTCATTTTCTGTGTCAGGCTCTACTCTGACATTCTCTTCAAATTTGGCAACAGGTGATGTTATAGACTTTGTAATGATACTTGGTAATGTTCTTGATCTTGGAGTTCCATCAGACAATACAGTAACTGCGGCTAAATTAAATAATGATATTATTTCAGGTCAAACTGCTTTAGCTACAGCTCCAGCAGATACAGACGAGTTTTTAGTTAGTGATGCTGGTACATTAAAAAGAATAGATTACAGTTTAATTAAATCTACACCAACACATACTTTATTAGCTACAACAACAGCTTCTGATTCTGCTCAAGTTGATTTTACCTCTAATATTGATAGTACCTATCGTATTTATATGGTTGATATAGTAGATGTTAGACCAGCAACAAGCGATACAGTTTTATATTTAAGATTTTTACAAGGTGGATCAGTTGATACTGGTTCAGTTTACGATTGGGTTCAAAGCAGAACTTGCACAGATTCAAGTTTAAACACCAAAACAGGAGCAACAAATGATGGTCAAATACAGCTTACTTTTGCAAACAACAATTCCAGTAATGCTAGTCTAAATGGTAGAATTTTTATTTATGACCCATCAAATACAGCAATAGACACTTATGCTAGAAGCATATTAACTTATCACATTGACGGAGATAAAGTTTTGATGGCTGATGGTGCAGGTAGAATAGAGGAAACTGCCGCAGTCGATGGTTTTAGATTTGTATTTTCTTCAGGAAATATAACTGATGGAGTATTTAAACTTTACGGAATAACATAGGAATTAATCAATGGCTCTTAACTTTGCTAACAACAATTCCTTATCAGCTTCGTTAAACAAGTTTAACAAAGAAGAGGAGATTCTGTAATGGCATTAAATTTTGCAAATAATAATTCATTGTCAGCAATAACAACAATACCAGCTAGTATTAGTGGTGGTGGATTAAATTTAATATCTACTCAAACAGCTAGTAGCAGTTCCTCATTATCTTTTACAACAGGCATAGACAGTACGTATAAAGAGTATATATTTAAATTTATTAATATTCACCCAGCTACAGATAATGCTAATTTTACTTTTAATTTTAGTACAGATAGTGGTTCTAATTATAACGTAACAAAAACTTCATCAACTTTTGTTGCTTATCATACTGAATCAGGAAGTTCATCTGCTTTAACTTACGAATTTTCTAATGACTTAGCACAAAGCACAAGTTATCAACTTTTATTAGGTAATAATGGTATTGGAAATAATAACGATCAAAGCGCAAGTGGTACTTTACATTTATTTGACCCAAGTAATACAACTTTTGTAAAACATTTTATAGCTGTTAGTAATTATTATGAGTTTAGTGATATGAATAGAAATGACTATGTTGCTGGTTACGGAAACACAACAAGTGCTGTAGATGCAGTAGATTTTAAAATGTCGTCAGGAAATATAGATAGTGGAGTTATAAAATTATATGGCGTTAGTTAAATACAATAATAATTCTATATCTGCTGTTACTGCTTTAGATAGCATAGCAAGTGGTTCATTAGTTTTACTTGCCACAAACAATATTACATCAGGAGTAGCTTCATCTTCTTTTACTTCTAACATTGATAGCACTTATAATACTTATATTTTTAAATTAATAAACATTCATGTAGCTAATGATGGCTCTGAATTTAGAATGAACTTTAGAGATGGTGGTTCAAATTTTGATGCAACAAAAACTAGCACTTGTTTTCAAGCTAGTCATAATGAAGCTGGTAGTAGCACCTCTTTTGGGTATGAAACAGGATTTGATTTAGCAAATGGAACAGCAGATCAGACCATTGTAAGAAACATTGGTAATGCAAGTGACGAAAGTTTATCAGGAACAATTTTTCTATTTTCACCATCATCAACAACTTTTGTAAAACATTTTATTTCAGAGACACAAACTGTTATATCCTCTAACCAAACTGATAGATGTTTTGTTGCTGGATATTGTAATGTAACTTCTGCTATTGATGGTATTACCTTTAAACCTGATAGTGGTAATATAGATAGCGGTGTAATTAAAATGTATGGATTAAGAGAGAGTTAAGATGGCTATTATAAAATTAAATAACAGAGCAGTAAAAGACGCAACTGCTTTTGGTAGCATAACAGGACTTGGTAATTTAGTTTTCATATCTAAGCAAACTGCTAGTTCATCTTCTAGTGTTAGCTTCACATCAGGTATTAATAGCACCTACAAAGAATACATATTTATTTTAAATAATATTCACCCAGCTACAGATAATGCAGAATTTGGATTTAATTTAAGTATAGATGGTGGTTCAAATTATAATGTAGCAAAAACGTCTGCTCCATTTAAGGCACTTCATTCAGAAAATAATTCAGAGGCAACATTGGCATATGAGGGTGGTATTCAATTAGCACAAGGAACAGGGACACAATATGTTCAAGAAAATCTTGGTAATGATAATGACCAATCTTTATCAGGATATTTACATTTATTTGATCCTAGTAGCACAACTTTTGTAAAACATTTTTTATATGTTGGAAATGGAGCAAAGGGTAATGACCAATCAATTAATTTTTTTGTAGGTGGTTATGGGAATACAACATCAGCAGTGAACGCTATTGAGTTTAAAGCAGACAGTGGAAATATAGATTCAGGTACAATAGATATGTATGGAGTTCTATAAAAAATTATGATAATAACACAAACACAAGGAGAACAATATGCCAAGATATAAAATGGTAAATGGTGAGAGAGTACAACTCACAGCAGAAGAAGAAGCGGCAAGAGACGCAGAAGAAGCGGCTTGGACAGCTGGTGCAAAAGATAGATCAATGGCTAATCTAAGAGCAAAAAGAAATAATTTGCTTAAAGAAACAGATCACTATGGTTTATCTGATGTAACTATGTCTGCTGATATGGCAACATACAGACAAAATCTTAGAGATTTACCTGGTACTGTGGCTGATGACGCAACAGCTGCTGATGTTGATGCTATTACCTTTCCAACAAAACCCTAGTCATTAATATCAATATCAATACCAATTCATATCTGATAAGCAGAATGAATGAAGTATTTATTAATATTAAAGATTTGTTCCGCTTTGGCTCATTC